GAGGCTGCGGGCCGCGCGGGCGGGGCCGGTCGCGGTGCCGGTCAGGCGTTGCGCGAGGCGGCCGATACGGCACGTGGCGCCTGGGAGGCCACCGCCGAGGCCGTCCGTGCGGCACAGGAACGCTCGCGCGAGATCGCCCAAGGCCTCGCGCAGGACATTGTCGGCCCGATCAAGGAAGCGCTGCAGTCCGGCGAGTTCACCTGGGAGACCTTCGCCAGCGCCATCTCGCGGATTGCACAGAACCTCGCGAACCGTCTGATCGAGCTGGCGTTCAAGCCGATCGAGAACGCGCTGATGCGGACCTTCTCGGGCATGGGCGGCGGGGGTGGGTTCTTCGCGAGCCTGTTCGGCTTCGCCAGGGGCGGCGCATTTGCGGGTGGCCAGGAACTGACAGCGTTTGCGCGCGGCGGCGTCGTCAACCGGCCCACGGTGTTTCCCTTCTCCCGCGGGATCGGGCTGATGGGCGAGGCCGGGCCCGAGGCGATCCTCCCGTTGCGGCGTGGCCGCGACGGGCGGCTCGGGGTCGAGATGAACAGCGCGCCCGCTCAACCCGCGCAGGACATGTCGACGCGCATCATCAACGTGCTCGATCCGTCGGTGGTGGGCGACTACCTCGCAACGCCCTCGGGCGAGCGGGCCATCCTGAACGTGATCCGCCGCAATCGGAGTGCTCTGAATGCCTGAGGTGGGAGGCCTGCTGTCATGAGCGATCCGTCGCCGCCGCCACTCTGGCCCTTCCCGGTGGCGCAGGAGATCACCGAGGTGCTGGAATGGCGCACCGATGTGCTGGCATCGCGCGCGGGCGAACAACGCATCGCGCTCCGACCCCGGCCGCGGGAGATCCTGACGTTCCGGCATAGGCTGGATGCGCTGGGGATGGCGCGCGCCGCGGAACTCGCCCGCGCGGGGTTCGCGGGCGACTGGCATGTCCCGCTCTGTCACATGGCGCTACAGCCCGCCGCCGATCTGGTGCAAGGCGCGACGGAGATCCTGCTCGACACCGGCGTGGCGGATTTCCGGAGCGGGGAACTGGCGGCGATTGCGGTCGATGGCCGCGAGGCGGCGGCGGTGGCCATCGCCAGCGTTCAGGCCGACCGGCTGATCCTTGCGGAGCCTCTGGTACTGCAACTGCCCAGTCCGGTGGTTGCTGCCCCGCGCATCACGGTCGCGCCGATCCGCGCAGGCGTGCTGACCTCGGCCAGCGAGGTCGCGCGCCGCAGGCAAAGCGATGGCACGGTCACCGCAAGCTTTCTCTTGCGCGAAGCGCCGGACCTCACCGCACCGGTGCTGCCGGTCTATCTAGGCCGCCCGGTCCAGACCGATCCTAGCCTTGTGCGCCGCCCGCTCACCGCCAGCCTGCGCCGTGCGGTCGAGTATGTTGATAACGGCTTCGGCCCGGTCGTGGTCGAGCCAGTGCGCGACGTCTTCGAGCGAAGCGAGACGATCACGCTAAAGGCGCAAGGCCCCGCTGCACGCCGCGCCTTGCGGCGCTGGCTCTGGTCGCTTCGCGGGCGGCAAGCCAGCTTCTGGTTGCCGACCTGGGGGCGCGAGCTGCAGCTGCGCGCGGCTATGACCTCGGGATCCACGCTGATGCGTGTGGCGCCGGTCGCTTTATTCCCGGCCTATGTCGGGCGTGCGATCCTGCTGGAAATGCCGACCGCACTGCGCTTCCGGACGCTCACCGCAGCCATTGCCGAGGGTGCGGATCACCGGCTCACGCTGTCCTCGAACCTCGGCGAACCGGTCCCGCTGACGACCAAGGTGCATTTCCTGACCGCGATGCGCGCAGATGCCGACCGCGTCGAGATCCAGCATGGCGCTTTGGCGAGCGAGGTCACGCTGCCCGTCATCGAGGTGCCCGCATGACTTATACCAGCATCGAAGCCTCGGTCGCCGAGGGCCGACCCTATTACCTGTACCAGCTCGTCGAGGGGGATCAGGTCTGGCGTTTCACCAGCCGCGCCACGGCGTGGACCAGCGCGGGGAGCGGCGGAACCGAGATCACCTGGGAGCCTGCCGCCGTGGCCCATGGCGATGTGGTGCAGACGAGCGAGATCGAGCGCGGGCGGTTGGAACTGACCTGGCCGCTCTCGCATCCTTTCGCGCGGCGCTTCCTCGGTCCCTTGGGCAACACGCCCGTGACGCTGACGATCTTCCGTGGCCACGAGCAGGTGCTGGGGGAGACGGTCGCGCATTGGAAGGGCCGCGTGGTGGGCGCCGAGGTGGAGGGGCAGCGTATCATGCTGCAGGCCGAGTCGATCTTCAGCACGCTGCGCCGGGCGGGGGTGCGGGCGAAGTATCAGCGGCTTTGCCGCCATGCCCTTTACGGCCGGGGCTGCGGGCTCGACATCGCGCTCTCCTGGCTGACGGGCACGGTGACGGCTGTATCCGGCAACGCCTCGAGCCTGACGATCCCCGAGGCGGCGGCCGAGCCCGCCGGCTGGTACCGGGGCGGTGTGCTCAGGTTTGGGGCGCAACTCGGGTTCATCACCGGTCATGCCGGGGCCAGTCTCACGCTGTCGCGCCCGATGCCGGAACTGGCAACGGCGCTCGCTGCACCGGAGATCGACCCGGAAACCGGCTCGCCGCTCCCGGTCCTCGCCGACGTAGCCCCCGGCTGCGATCTGCGCGCGGCCACTTGTGCCGCGAAGTTCGGCAACCTCGCGAACTTCGGGGGCTTCCCCGAGATCCCCGGCCGCAATCCCTTCGGCGGCAGCTCCATCGTCTGAGAAGTCGTCATGGTCTGGACCTTCATCGCACGGCTCGTCCTCGGGCTGGTGCTCTCGGCGATTTCTTATGCGCTGAGCCCGCGCCCCAAGGTCGAGAAGCCGCAAGCTGCGGGCCTCGACGACTTCTCGCTGCCCACCGCCGAGGAGGGTCGGCCGATCCCGGTCGTGTTCGGCACGGTGCTGATCACCGGCCCCAACGTCGTCTGGGCAGGCGACCTGAAGGTGGACCCGATCAAGAAGAAAGGTGGCAAGAAGTGACCCGCGTGACGATCCAGGACCTGCGCGATGCGCGCTACTGCCTTGCGGGCGTGCGGCCATGGTTCCGCCGCCATGGGCTGGACTGGCAGGATTTCCTCGCCCACGGCATCGATGCCGACCGCCTGCGCGCGACCGAGGATGCGCTGGTGGAACCGGTGATCCGGATCGCCGAGATGCGGGAGGGTGCATCCGAGGAGGATCGCGATGGGCGGTAGCAGCAAGGCACAGACCGTCGGCTATCGCTATTCGCTGGGGATGCATCTGGCGCTGTGCCACGGACCGATCGATGCCATCCGCGAGATCCTCGTTGACCGCCGCACCGCCTGGTCTGTCACGACCGGCGGCGGCGTTTCGGGCGGCGGCGCGGCCGTGGAGACGCGGATCGGCACGGTCGCCGGCATGGCGGCACTTGCGGCGCTGGCGGGCGACACGGGCGCCACGATCACCTTTCCGGGGACGCGGGCGGGGGTGCGCATCGGCCGGGACTACCGGCTGCAATTGGCGAATGGCACGAGCCAGACGATCACGCTGCGCGGCGTCACCTTCAACGCCGCCACCAATGTGACCTCCTGGTCCGTGCTACCCGAGGCGCTGAGCTTTGCAGCGCAGGCCGTCGAGGTGTTCGAGGCAACCAGCGCCGCCAGCAACGCAGGTGCCGGTGGCGGGCGTATCCGTATCGACAAGCCCGACCTCTTTGGCGGCGAGAGCCGCGAGGGCGGTATCCGCGGCGATGTCGATGTGCTGATGGGCGGGCCGGGCCAAGGGCAGAACGACTATCTGGCTGCTCGGATGAATGGCGACGTGCCCGGCTATCGCGGGCTCTGCAGCCTCGTACTGCGGCAGGTCTATCTCGGCATCAATCCGTATCTGAAGCCTTGGGCGGTCCGCGTGACCCGCGTGCTGACGGGCGAGGCGGGGGCGGCGCAATGGTATCCAGAGAAGGCGGCCATCGTGCCCGAGGCCAATATCTCGGACGCGGCGATCTACATCGCGCTCGACGTCTCGGGCTCGATGTCAGGCACCCGCATGTCGGCCCAGAAGGCAGGGGTTGCCGCCCTGATCCGCGAGATCGGGGCCAGTGTCGATCCCGACCTTCCGAACGACATCCGCATCGTTCTCTGGAACGCGGGCGTTGCAGGCGCGATCGAGCGCCGCGAGATGGGCCCGGACGACTATGCCGCGCTCGAGGCCTGGATGCTGGCGCTGTCGAACAGCACCTCGGGCGGGACCAGCTTCGATGCGGCGTTTTCGCAGGCGGGGGCCTTCTTCGCGGGGGGCGGGTCCAAGCGGCGGATCGTGATCTTCGTGACCGATGGCGAACCTGCGCCGGTCTCCTCGGTCGATGCAGCGCTGGCGATCATTCGCACGCTGCCGCCCGCCGACATCTTCGGCTTCAACATCGCGCTCGCGAACACGACCTCTACCGCGCGCATCGACAACACGCCGGTGGACGGCGTGCCGGTGATCCCGCCAGGCAACCCGCAGGCGCTGGTCGCCTCCCTGCGCGGCGCCTTCGGCAACGGCCCGGACATGAACCCGGCCCATATCATCCGGGAGTGCCTGACGAACCGCGACTGGGGTCTGGGCTATTCGACCGTCGAAATCGGGGCCAGCTTCACTGTCGCCGCGGACACGCTCTACACCGAAGGCTTCGGCCTCTCGTTGATCTGGCAGCAGGACAGCTCCCTCGAGGAGTTCATCGGCAGCGTTCTCGACCATATCGACGCGACGCTCTTCATCGACCGGCGCACGGGGCTCTGGGAATTGCGGCTCATCCGGGCCGACTACACGGCCGCAACGCTGCCACTCTTCGACGAGACCAATGTCGTGGACTGGGGACGCCTGGGGCGGCGCGTGCCGTCGGATCTGGTGAACAGCGTGACCGTGCGCTTCACAGATGCCTGGACGGACGACACGGGGGCGGTCTCTGTCACCGACACTGCCCGGGTGCAGTCCATGGGCGAGGTGATCGCCACCACGCTCGACTATCCGGGCATCCGCTACCAGGGGCTGGCGATCCGGGTGGCCGAGCGCGACCTGCGGGCGCTCTCGGTGCCGCTGCTCACGGGCGAGATCATGGTGAACCGCGAAGGCGCGGATCTCGGGCCCGGCGACGTGATCCGGCTGCGGTCGCCCCGCCTCGGGCTCGACGATGTCGTCATGCGCATCTCCGAGATCGGTCAGGGCGACGGCCGCGACAACGGCATCCGATTGAAGCTCGCCGAGGACGTCTTTGCGTTGGGCGCCACCGCCATCGTGGGCGGGCGCATGCCGACAGGGACCGGGGTCGCCGCGCCGCCGCGCGCACTCACCCGGCGCATGGTCGAGGAAGCCCCGTACTGGCTGCTCGTCCGCGAACTCGGGCACAGCGAGGCCGACCGCATCCTGTCGGACGATCCCGATGCGGGCGCGCTGGTTGCCACGGGCGAGCGCCCCAGCGCCGATGCGCTGGCGGCGGAGCTCTGGATCGACCCCGGCACCGGTCCCGCGCGGGAGGGTGTGGTGGCATTCGCGCCGACAGCGCTGCTCGCGGCGGACGTCACGGACCACCCGGAGGCGCGCGTGATCCCCGTCACCGGATGGCGCGACATCGGTGAGGTCGGCATCGGCACGCTGGCGAGCATCGGCGGCGAACTGGTGCGCGTCGACGGGATCACGTCCACCGCCATCACCGTGGGTCGGGGTTGCCTCGACACCGTGCCGAGGGCGCATGCCGCAGATACGCCAGTGATCTTCTTCGACGAGGGCGCGCGGATCACCGAGGACAGCTGGGCGGCAGGCGAGACCCTCGCGATCCGGCTTCTACCCGAAACGGGGCGTGGCACGCTCGCCTTCGCGCTAGCGCCCGAGGACAGCGTGACGCTCGACCGGCGCGCCATCCGGCCCCTGCCGCCCGGTCGGGTGCAGGCCAATGGCAGCTATGCTCCCGATGTCGATGCGCTGATCGCCGATGATCTGGTGCTGACCTGGACACATCGGGACCGGCTGACCCAGACAAGCCCCGTGATCGTCGATCACACCGCAGCCTCGATCGGGCCGGAGCCAGGGGTCGGCTATGCCATCGAGGTGCGCTGGATCGACCCCGACACCGGCGCAGCGCTGATGCCGCCCGGTATCGTGATCGACGCTGGCATGGGGACAAGCTGGACGCTCGCGCCCGAGGACATCCCCGAGAGCGGCGCGCCGGAGCGGACGGCCGAGATCGACCTCGCTGTGCGATCGCGTCGGTTGGTTGGAGGCGCCTGGCTCACCGACCGCGAGGCCCGGCAGTTCCGGCTGACCGCGCCCTTCGCCGCTGGCTGGGATCGCGGCTGGGGCTTCCTCTGGGGCACCTGAGCCCCGCCGACACATGCACAATGAGAAGCGAGACCAAGCATGCCCGAACGGATCATGCCGGGACTGGGGCTGCGCGCCTTCTATGACCCCGGCCAGCGCAACTGGGGCACCAGCCTCAGCGAAGACCTGCGCCGCCTCTCGGCCCTCGTGCAGGCGCGCGCCACATCGCGAGCCGCTGCACTGCCAGCCACCGGCACCACAGGCCAGGTCGCGATCGTGCCCGCCACGGCGGGCGCCAATGCCAACGCGCTCGCCCTCTGGGACCAGTCACCAGCCGGTGCGGCAGCATGGGTCTACCTGACCCCGGAGGAAGGCTGGCAGGTCTGGATCGCGGATGAAGCGCGGCATGTCCGTTTCACCGCAGGGACATGGGTCGAGGTGCCCCGTCCCGGCGTCGTTCGGATCCGGACGCTTACGGCGACCAGCCACACGCTGGAAGCCGTCGATCTGGGCAGCATCCTCGAGACGACCGGCTCCTCGGCCGTCACGGTGACGATCCCGGTCGAGGCGACCGTACCCTTCGAAATCGGCACGCTCATCAACGTGACGCAGGTCGGCGCCGGGATCGCAACCGTCGCGGCGGCTCCGGGCGTGTCGCTCAATGGCGTTACCGGCGGCTCTGTCGCCCTCGATGGCCAATGGTCGGGCGCGGCACTCGTCAAGCGTGGGGCAGATGCCTGGGTCATCCAGGGCGCGCTGGCGGGGGCTGTCGCATGAGCCTTCTGATGATGCGCGCCGCCATTCTGGCGCAAGGTGGCGATACGGCCCCGCCGGTGGACATCGGCTCTGTCTGGCAACTCGACGCGACGCGGCGCCCTCCGGGCTACACGCTGTCTGATGGCAACCAGACCGCCGTGAACACCTCGGGCGGGACCAACTACATGCGCTGGGTGCCCAGTGCCAAGGCCATCCTGCCCTCGGACGGGCGGCGCTATTGGGAAGTGCTCTGCGCAGCCAGCGGAGCCACCAATTTCGACGGCTACGTGGGCGTCGTCTCGGCGGCGCAGCGTGAAGAGTTCAATACCGGCAGCAACCCGATCACGCTGGGCTCCATCGGCTATCGCGGCAACGGCACCCTCTGGTCGTCGAACAACACTGTGGCCGAGCAGCGCCTGACTGGCCTGCCCACCTTCGGCGCGGGCGACGTGCTGATGTTCGTCCTGGACCCGGCCACAGCGCGCCTCTGGATCGGCAGAAACGGCGTCTGGCGCGACGATCCGGTGAGTGGGGCCGCAACCTGGACGGCGGCACAGAGCACGGCCTTCTATCCACAGGTCCAGGGGCGCAATTCTGGTGACGGCGGCACGCTGCGCTCGCAGCCCTCGCAGTTCAGCTATCCGGTGCCGCCCGGCGTGCTGCCGCTCGGCTACGAGCACCCAGACCTGCGGATCTTCGAGGCGCATGCCTTCATCGAACTGGCCTGGGACAAGGTCCTCAGCGTCGGCGAGCTGGAGGCCTGGTTTGATCTCGGCGGCGGCACGCGTCTGACCTCGGGCGGCGTCTCGATCTTCCTCGATCACGGCGGGGGCACGTCCCTCACCGCCGCCCAATCCGCCCTCTACATCGAAGTGGAACTGCCATGAGTTACATCCTGCATCTGGGCCATCAGCCCACCGACATCGCCGGCATCTCGGGGCTTCTGAACACCACCGCCGGAGGGTTCGACCCGACGCTCGACGTGAACGCGATCCGGCACGTCGGCTTCAACAGCTATTCCGCGCCTTTCTCCTTCTCGGTTCCGGAACCCGTGGGCGATCTCTGGCTGGGGTTCCGCTATGTGCCGCCCAATGCGGACGCCAACAGCATCAACCGCGCCGAGGCGAGCTTTCTGGAATTCTACAGCGCCACCAACGTGCTGCTGGCTCAGATCAAGCCGATCACGACGACCAACCGCTATCACGCCATCGCGGCTGGCGACACCAGCGTGCAGGGCAGCTCCTCCTACACCGCCCCCAACGGTCAGCCGCAATGGATCGACGTGCGGGTGGCGGTCGGTGCCGAGATCACCATCGAGTTCTATGTCGAGGGCGTGCTGCAATCAACGGCCACCGCCGCGAACGCGAATGGAAAGGGCAAGCCGCGCCATGTGGTCTTTGCCAACACCGCGCTCCATGGGATTTCCTCCAACCGGACCTGGTACTATGCCCATATCGCGGCCCTCGACGGGGTCTCGACCATCGGGCGGCGCTTCGTGCGGCGCAGCCCCAACGCCATCGCCAGCTTTAACCAGATGGTGGGCAGCATCGATGCGCTGCGCGATGGCGATATCGCCACGCGGGTCGCCAGCACGGCAGCGGGGCAGCGCATGTCCTTCTCGCTGACCGGCCCGACCGGACCCGCCTCGGTTTCGGCCATCGCGGGCGTGCATCTCAAGCAGATCGCGCAGGCGGGCACGGTTGGGCCCGACGCCACGGCAGGCTTCCTGCGCATCGGCGGGGTCAACCACGATGCCGCCCCCGAGACCGTGCCGGACCTCGCGCCCAAGCCCGTCTATTCGAGCTGGGCGATGAACCCGGCCGACGCGAGCCCCTGGAGCGATCTGACCTTGCCCAACGAGGTCGGGATCCTGTCGGCATGAGCCCGCGTCGCTCCGGAGAGGGCCATGTCCGCATGCCCGATGCCGAGTTCGAGGAACTGCTGGTACGTGCGGCCCAAGAGGGCGCCAAGCGCGCGCTCGCGGATGCCGGACTCGACGGCGAGGAGGCCGCGATGGATGTCCGCGACCTGCGCGCGCTGCTCGACTGCATCCGCTTCGTGCGCCGCACGGCGGTGCAGACCACGGTCCATCTCGTCACCACCGGCATTATCCTCGCGCTGCTCGCGGGCATCGCGCTGAAGCTGAAGATCTTCGGTCCGGGCGGCTGAGCGCCAACCGGGTCGTCCCGCGACCCAACCCCATCACCTGAAACCACGCCAAACCGCAGTCTCGTCACTGCGGGCGGGTCTTGTCGTCCCTTCGCAAAGGAACTCTCCTATGTCTGAACCCATTCGCACCTTCCGCCATTTCCGCGATGTTCCGCAGACCCTCTGGCGCTGGCCGAACTTCTCGCCCGCCGAAGTCGCCTGCCGTGGCACGGGGCAGATCAAGCTGCACCCCGAGGCGCTGGACAAGCTGCAAGCTCTGCGCGACCGGCTGGGCAAGCCGCTGATCGTACGGTCCGCCTATCGCAGCCCCGAGCACAACCGCAAGGTGGGCGGGGCCACGGCGTCGAAGCACATGGACGGTACGGCGTTTGATGTCGCCATGGCGAACCACGACCCGGTGGCGTTCGAGGCGGCGGCACGCGCGGTCGGGTTCCTTGGGTTCGGCTTCTATCCGCGCTCGGGTTTCATCCATGTAGACCTCGGGCCCGCGCGTCAGTGGGGCGAGCGGTTCCCGGTCCGAGCGACCGCATTTGCAGAGGAATCCCCGCCTGTGCGGGAAGTGCTCGCTGACAGCCGTACCATGAAAGGCGGCGGGGCGGCCGGTCTGGCGACGTTGGGTGCCGCGGGCGTGGAGGTCGCGCAGAGCATCCTGGCCGAGACCCAGACCGCCATCCTGCCGCTCGTGCCGTATCTCGATACGCTTCGCTGGGTGTTCATCGCCGTGGCGCTTGGTGGCATCGCGGTCACGATCTACGCCCGTCTCGATGACTGGAAGCGGGGGCGGCGGTGATTGCCGGACTGCTAACCGGGTTCGCCGCCAGCCCGTGGATGCGGGCGGCTTTGCGCTACGGCGCCATCGTCCTCGCCGTGCTCCTGTTCCTGCTTTCGCTTCGGCGCTCCGGCGAACGCACGGGCCGCCTCGCCGAACGCCTAGAGACCACGGAGAAGACCAATGATGTCCAACGCCAGATGCTGGAGGCCGCGGCGCGCCGCCCTCGCGATCGCAACGAGCTTGCTGAGCGGCTGCGCGACGGCCGATTCTAA